GTTTTTAACAAAATACGATTCAGAGGGAGATAAAAAATGGACCCAAATGTTAGGTTCAAACAATTTCGACCATAGCCAAGGAGTTACAACAGATTCAAATAATAACATTTATATTACTGGATATACCCAAGGTGATTTAGATGGGAATNCAAATCAAGGAGGTTATGATGCGTTTTTAACAAAATACGATTCAGAAGGAGCTAAAAGATGGACCCAAACGTTAGGCACAATTAAAGCTGAAGTTTCATTAGGAGTTGCAACAGATTTAAATAATAATATTTATATTACTGGGTATGCCAGTGGTAATTTAGATGGTAATACAAATCAAGGAGGTTATGATGCGTTTTTAACTAAATATGGTTCGGAACTTTCTGAATCAGAACCAGATGCAGAAACAATGACAAGAGGAGAATGTTTTCCATGTGTAACGAATAATGATTCTTATCTCTATACGCCTCCCGTATTTTCTATGAGAAATCATAAAAAAAAATTGTATTCAAATAATGCACTCATATTTTACAAATCAAATAGTTTGCCTTCATCTGGTGCTGGAACAGTTCGTAATTCTCGTGCGATTGCACGACGAACATAATAATGTAAGCATCTGGTTGTTGGTTATTAAACAAAAATTGATTTTGGAAAATAGAATAAAAAGAATTTATCTTTACATTACAAGTTACAAGAATGAACAAGCCTATTCTGATTTCTCTTGAAGGAAATATTGGTGCTGGAAAATCGACTCTACTCGAACATTTAGAGAGATATTATAATAAAAATGAGGATATAGTTTTCTTAAGAGAACCAGTGCATTTATGGGAACAAATTCGCGATGAATCAAATAATACTATGTTATCGAAATTTTATGCTGACCCAAAGCAATATGCCTTTCCTTTTCAAATCATGGCTTATACCACCCGTCTTCACGAACTCAAACGTATTGTTCGTGAAAACCCACGATGCAAGGTGATTATATGCGAACGTTCATTAGAAGCCGACAAACATATTTTCGCCAAAATGTTACATGACGATGGTCTTATTGATAAGGTTATGTATCAAATTTATAAAGATTATTTTGCAGAATATGAGGGGAATTTTAACATCAATGGATTAGTCTATGTTCGTGCGGTACCGGAGGTATGTTTGGAACGTGTTTGCAACCGCAATCGTGAAGGGGAAAATATAAAAATAGAATACTTACAAAAATGTCATAATTATCATGAAAATTGGTTACAAACAACCTCTACAAAATGTCACATTCTCGATGTAAATACAAACATATGTTTTGAGAATATGGATGAAAATAGTTTGATGATTATGTGGGTAAATGAAGTGAATACGTTTCTAGATATATTAAAAATAGAACAAAATAAAATATCTTCTCGCCACATGTATGTGTAAACTTGGTAAATTTGAATATGTATTTTACTAAATTTTATGGAAAATTCCTTTCTATAAAATTTTTTAATTTTTTATTCCGTTACTGGTCTAACAGTAACAGTAACATCATTATTGAATGATTTTTCGAATATATATTGTAATTGTTTTCTATCTTCTTCAGTTGTATCTTCTTCAGTTGCCATTTTTTGTTCATAAACAGATTCAACCGAAGGAGACAAGGTAATTGTACTTGATTGTATTGTTAATGGACTAGTTTTTATAATTTTACCATTTTTAATTGTGTATTCTTTATCATTCATGGTTATAGTACCCGACAATTTGAATCCATCCTTTTCATTTGGGTCCATTGTACCAGTTGCATTAAAATTCTCTATTTGTACTCTGGTGGCTGTATTTGAAAAAGATATGTTCGTTGGAACAACCGATGTTTTTGTTTGTAATAATTGATTAGTATTTGTAGAACCGGTTTTCATCAATAGTAACTTATACACTATACCAAGAAAAGTAGTAATCGATTTTTAGTATAATCAGGATTACTATCCTATCAAGATAACAAAAAAAAATATATTCGGTTTGTCCTAAATTTGAATCTTGGAAACATGTGTATCAACAAGGATCGTATGATATAATGTTTGTATTGATGATTGAATTCGATTGCCATTGTTTTGTTTCATTTGAATCAAATTCCAAGAATTATATCACATATTGATAAAAATTTATCAATATAGTGTAAATGGTGCGAAATAGTGTTAGTTATAAATATGCTGCGTGGATAAATTTGGCAGCGTTTTTATTCTTTACTATTCTTGGTTCAATCTTTGTATATGTTATTATTCATTATTTCCAATGGAAAAGTCAAGAAGATTTTCAAAATACCATTCACAAAAACACAGATAAAATAGGTACGGTGACTATGATGAAAGACCCTAAAAACATTGATACTTGGTTACAGAAGAATCGTGAAGCAGGTATTGGTCATTTTTATATTCGTTTAGAAGATAGCCCGGATGTATTCCCTTTTTTACAAAAACAACTGGATGTGACAGTTGTAGAAGGCACCTCTTCCGGTGTGAATGAATACCAAGATATTCAAACACGTCAAAATAAAATGGTGAATGATAGTTTAGAGAAGGCCGAAAATGATGGAAACCAAGTCAAATGGTTGATCCATATGGATTCAGATGAATTGATTGATGGCGATTTAGATGAAATTCGTGGGCAACCTGAAAATATACATACATTTTGGATGCAAAACGAAGAGGCTAAGTTTGATAAAATTCCAAGAAAACAAGACAATTGTTTTCAAGCATCTAAGTTTTATGATTGTTCTAAAAGACCAGATAAATGTGTTAGTTATGGCAATGGAAAAGGTGGTGCTCGTGTTTGTAAAGACACATCATCAAATGGTCCGCATCGATGTAAATCGAAAGACCCAAATGCAAAAGAAGTAAAACTAGAAAAGGTTAAAATGAAACATTTTGAAAGTTGTGATTTTGAAAGTTACAAAAAAAAATTTACACATTTGTCAAAACAAGACCAAACAACCAATGATAGTATTCCTTTTTCTTATTATAAAGAATCCATCGCAGCAGTGTTGGATAACAATGATGATGATACCAAATTAGAACAAGTATATTTGAAACATCGCGTTGAAAGACCGTAAGTTGTATCACGTAACAAATTACGGTTTCATTATACCCATAATTTACTGACTAGGGCTAGGGCTAGGGCTAGGGCTAGGGCTAGATTGTTTTACGTTCAATGTAATCAACATCATGAGTGTAAATAAGCTCAACATTAAAGGTAATAACACAAGAACCCACGATAACATCTTATATCCTTTGATACATAGCCAATTTAATAAATAACTGAATAATACTACCCATAAAAAGCTCATGACAATTGTGATAACGCTACCTCCCATAAAAAGGCTTCCTAAAACCCCCAACGTAGAGATGACAAAATAAATAAAGGCAGGAGTACAAAAATTAGACATTATATAAGATATAAACAGATATTTGTACAAATCACATAAGAAAATTGAAAGATCATGTGTTATTTACAATATAATATATGAACCAACCAACCAATTAAATAAACATAAATATGATTATTTCACGTCCAACTTTAACACGCACCAAGTCATTCAAATCACTACGTATTATGACAAGTGATATGATAGAAGATATTCCATCAAAAGAAAATATTTCACCTCCTTTATTCGAAAAAGCATCTTATGTTGAATTTTCAAAAAATATGAATAGAATATCCTACTCAACTGGTACTTATACATTGATTTATCACAAGTTTCAGCCAAATATATCTAAACATTTACCACCAAATATATCTAAACATTTCTTACCAAATATATCTAAATATTTACCACAAAATTGAAAGGTTATTTGAATACAGTATAATTATCAATCAATCATTATCAATCAAATTATTGTATAATAAAGCTATGTCTGTTGAATGTATAAATCGAAAAGCAAAACCTATCCGATTTAGAGCCAAAAGTAAAATTTTATCAAAAAATAGAATATCGGTTTTTAATATGGATAACAAAAATGTGCAATCCACACAAACTGCAACCATCATACATGGTTGGTATATAGATACGCATATGCGTATTTATTACGAAAATGATAATAAAGAGGTATTTCGCACAACGTCGATAGATGCTATTGATGGAACAATTGTTACAACAAAGAGTGGGTCTGTATATCAATTAGGTAATATGGATAAATTGATTCAAACGAAATTAAACGGATTGGATATCGATATAAATGCCCCTCTTCATCTGGAGAATATCCCCTTTCTAGTCAATGCTAGTTACGACATTTACAAAAAATAAATAAAAAATAAAAAAAATAAAAAAAACGAAAAATGTATATACTGTTTTTCATTTTTTTATTTTTCATTTTTGTTGTTTCAAAAAAATATGCATAATGTATAAGTAATGAATCATATTAGCGATACTATTTATGTTCTACCATGTCTTCAAGAACTAAAACAAAATATTGGTATAGAAAAAGAACAACAAGCTGGCTATTGGAATGGCACAAAGACCGTTCCATTGATTGCCGGATGGAATACTTCATCGTATGGCACTAGCGATTTATTTGATTCGTTTTGGTCAAGAGAAACTGATATTTCCCATAATAACAAAATGACGAATCGTATCACGAAAAATGAATTACTCACAATTCCATCTTTTCGTGATTATGGATTTACAAGTGAATGTAAAAAATACACGTGTAGTAAAAAATGGGAAATGTATGCAAAATTTCTAGCATCAGAATTTCAAGATTCAACAGCGTCACGAAATTTAGCATTTTTTGTAACTCATCATAATCGTATGCGTAATTCTGACAAAGTTCAAGGAATAATCCCATTAAAACCAAAAAACGAACAAGAATGCAATGCATATGCAAATACATTCACCTTAAAAATAACCGTAACACCATTTGTTTCTGATGTTCATACTCCGATATCGATTTTTGATGAGGAAGGTTGGAGTATAGGTACCGGTAATACGGTTATCCAAGATAAAACAATTGCAAATACAGTAGAACAAAAAGCAGATATTAATTTTGAAGTTATTTTTTCGGGTTTTCCGGATAAAGGAGATTTTACAGATTCTTGCAATAGTAATGAGGTTGAATGTAATAAGAAGTTTGGTGGGAAAGGTAATTATGAATATTGTTGCAATGCATTATTGAATTCAATAGACACTGAACCGATGAAACAAGGTATTCTACAAGGTATTTCTGCGAATACCAAACCATATACAATTTATGTTGTCCGTCATGGAAATTCATTACATAATCAACCAATTATGCGAAAAATGGCACTAGATAGTTCGCTAACACCTTTAGGTATTTATCAAGCGAAAAGTGTCGGTGAAAAAATAGAAGAAATTGAAAAGATAAAAAATAGTGATTCAAAAATAATTATATGTAGTTCGTTTTTACAAAGAACTCAATTGACAGGTCTTTGTATGGTAAAAGCTATAAATGGTTCGCTTCCGAATGATTTAGAAAATGGATATAACCGTTTCATGAAAATAGCATTTTTGCGATATAATAAACTATATCCAATGATTGACGATAATACATTGAATTTGACGGTTTTTATGCCAAAAAATGACAAAAAAAAATGGTATGGGCAAGAAACCAAATATGTTATTTATCCACCTATTACAGAAAAAACACAACATTGTTTTGTGGATTATTTGAACAGTGAATATAGATTTGTAATGACCGATTTTGGCTTTACCGGTCCAAATATACGATGTGTTGATGGAATTACTCTATCAGGTACATTGACTGATAAACAAAAACAAAAGGGTTGTCCAGGTAAGTGTCCGTGTCCAACCCACATAGGTGGAAAAAAAAAGACGACCTGTAAAACGCGCCTTATTAATAAAACTCAAAAGCGTAAAACACATTTACACACAAAGGGAAGACGCACTTGTCATTCGAAGAAACGTGTTAGGTAATTCATGATGTAACTTCATTTTGGCAAAACATTGCAAACAAACATACGTATCTACCATACTATCATGCAAATTTGCAGGAATGTTATGAAACAAGTGTTCATACAATTCAACCAACTTTGGGTTTTTATAGTATTTTTCTCCTTTTTTATTTACACGCTCTATTTTGCATATACCGCGACTATAACGCATAGTACAGAAATTATCGATTTGGTGTCGTTTTTGAAATTCATTATCAAATACTTTCTTAATATAAATGCATTCATTGTCAAGCGTCTGCCAATTACGCCCAATTTCAATGTTTATCATTTTACGGTCAAAGTCAATATTATGTGCTACAATACAGTTGCATTTCATATAGGCTTCGTAAAAGTCTTTAAGTACATCGGCTATTGGAACTCCTTTATCCCTTATTATTTGACGGTTAATACCTGTTAGAGTAGTAATTTGCTCGGAAATTTGAATATCTTCCTCCACACGAACATAATAATTTGCAGTTTTTGTTATTTTTTTTTGTTTTGTATTATAGATAATGAAACTTAATTGTAAAATATAGGGTAAAGATTCTAATGGGAGTGCGGGATTAATCAATCCGGTGGTTTCCACGTCGAAAACTAATACGTTGTTATAATAAGACCTTGTAATCATTTGGTTAATTGATAGATTGATATGATATGTATTTAATATTAAATATATATCAATTTTGTCACATATTATTGTAGGAAATAACGTGTTTAGATTCATTTACCGATTGTTTTGGTAGCATATATACATTGTTCGAATTATGAATCTTGATATTATATTCGTCATTTTCGTTAGATGCAGGAGAAACCACAGGAGCAGATGCAAAAGGAGTTACCACAGGAGCAGAAACACTTTTTTTCTTATCATCTTCATTTTTCCACTTATCATCTCCTTTTTTCCACTTATCATCTTCATTTTTCCACTTATCATCTTCATTTTTCCACTTATCATCTCCTTTTTTCCACTTATCATCTCCTTTTTTCCACTTATCATCTTCAACAACAGGAGCAGAAGGAGCTACCACAGGAGCAGAAGGAGCTACCACAGGAGCAGAAGAAGCTACCACAGGAGCAGAAGAAGCTACCACAGGAGCAGAAGAAGCTACCACAGGAACAGAAACAATTTTTTTCTTATCATCTTCATTTTTCCACTTATCATCTCCTTTTTTCCACTTATCATCTCCATCCTTCATTTTATGTTCCCAACCACCTTGCTCAAATATATTCATACCTTCCTTTTCTTTTCTTGGTTGATTGTTATAAAAATAATAAAAAATCAATGATGCAAAGATAACGATTAATGCTAAATGTAATACCCTATTTTGTTTCATTCTATAAATTACGTATATATTTTATGAAGAACACATTTCACAGATTTCATCTTCTTCCATATCTGTGTCTTGTGTTTGTTTGTTTGGTTCAATGGTAAATTGTTGTGCTTTATGACGACCTCTTCTACGTAAATAATAAATACCGGTTTTTAACCCTTTAGACCATGCATAAAAGTGCATTGATGTCAATGCTGAGTATGTTGGTTCTTCCATCCATAAATTAAGCGATTGACTTTGACAAATATAGGCGCCTCTATCAGCAGCCATATCAATCAAGCACCGCATAGGTATTTCCCAAACAGTTTTATATTTTTCACGTATTTTCAAAGGAATGGTATCGATATGTTGCACTGAACCATGATTCGCTATGATATTATTTTTAATTTTATCATTCCATAAACCTAAATCTAACAATTCTTTCATTAAATATTTATTGGTCATAATGAATTCGCCGGCCAATGTTCTTCTACTGTAAATATTAGATGTAATTGGTTCAATGCATTCGTTATATCCTAGAATTTGGGATGTAGATGCAGTTGGCATAGGAGCCAACAACAAAGAATTGCGCAAACCAAACTCTTGTATTTTCTGTTTTAAACCTATCCAATCATATCGGTCTTGTGAAGGCTCTACATTCCACATGTCAAATTGTAAGATTCCCTCTGAAGCAGGCGAACCTGGAAAAGTAGAATAAGCACCACGATATTGCGTATGCAATAATGGTTTTTCATCATTATTTATAAGATTTTGTAAAACAACATGTTCGTCAATGGATAAATTTTCACTAAAGTCATCGTGTAAATGCAATGGCTCCAACAATATACATCGTTCTTTTGCGATTTCACATGACATAATGAGTGCTGCATGATAAATAGTTTCAAAAATATGACGATTTAATCTCTTGGATTCATCTGAACCAAATGTAAAACCCATTTTGATAAATATATCAGCTAATCCTTGGACTCCAATGCCAATAGGTCGATGTTTTTGATTACTGGTTTGCGTTTTTTCTGTGGGATAATAATTCACATCAATGACCTTGTTCAAATTATACGTAACCAATTTTACAATGGTATGAAGTTTATCAAAATCAAATGAAGGAGGTGTTGTTTCAATATTTACAAAAGCAGGGAGGGCGATACTTGCCAAGTTACATACAGCAGTTTCATCTTGTGATGAAACTTCCATGATTTCACTACATAAATTGGATGATTTTATAATTCCTATATTTTTTTGATTCGTTTTACGATTTGCAGCATCTTTATAACACAAATAAGGTGTGCCGGTTTCCATCTGAGCATCTAATATTTGAAACCATAATTTACGAGCTTTCATGATTTTCTTTCCACGTCCCTCTTTTTCGTAGGTTTCATAAAGTATTTTAAATTCTTCCCCAAAAACATCACTTAATCCAGGACATTCATCTGGACACATAAGTGTCCATTCGGCGTCAGATTTTACACGTTCCATAAATAGATCAGGAATCCATAATGCATAAAACAAATCACGTGCCTTTAATTCTTCATCACCATGATTTTTACGCATTTGGATAAATACTTCAATATCACCATGCCAAGGCTCTAAATAAATGGCGAAACTCCCGTTGCGCTTACCGCCACCTTGGTCAACATATTTCGCCGTATTATTAAATACACGTAACATGGGAACGATACCGTTTGAAGTTCCATTTGTTCCACGAATGTGACTCCCAGTTGCACGAATATTATGGATATGGAGTCCAATGCCTCCTGCCCATTTTGAAATATTCGCACAATCCTTTAATGTATTGTAAATACCATTGATACTATCATTTTCCATGGCTAATAAAAAACAAGATGAAAGTTGTGGTCTTGGCGTACCAGCATTAAAAAGGGTTGGAGTAGCATGTGTAAAATATTTGTTTGACATTGCGTGATACGTTTCTTTGATATGAACTAAATCATCTCCATGAATTCCAATTGAAACCCGCAACCACATATGTTGAGGTCGCTCTACAATTTTTTTATTGATTTGTAATAAATAAGCGCGTTCCAATGTCTTGAATCCGAAATAATCAATTAGATAATCACGTTGATAATCACATAATGAATTAAGTTCATCACGATATTTCATCACCACTTCAAATAATTGTTTTGATACAATGGGGCAATGCTTTCCATGAGTGTCTTTAAAGTTATATAAATCATGTACTACCTGACTAAATACAGGAGATGTGTTTTTTTGTAAATTGGATACTACAATACATCCAGCTAACGTTGTATAATCCGGATGCGTCGATGCCAATGACGCACATTGTTCTGCAGTGAGTTCATCTATTTGTGTTGTACTAATACCATCGTATAATTGGTCAATTACTTTCATAGCCAATGCAGTAAAATTCAGTTGGACATTCGCTTCTTGTCCTGTATTTTTTATTCGTTTGAGAATTTTATCAAATGATACAATTGCACGTTCTCCATTGCGTTTTACAACATACATTTCTTCATTTTCATACATATTATAAAATAATTATACAATATGTTTATGTCGTTTTGAATATAGGTAAAAAAATATGTAATTAGTTGAATAGGTTACACAAAATGCATGACATATAGTTATTCAATGGATGTATCATCCAATTTAATTAAACAAATACCTTTTTGTAAAGGTAAATGACGAAGTTCTTTGTTATCATCGATTTGAATCACTTCCACATTTTTTTCATTCTTTTTAGCAGGCGCACGATGTTCGCATCCAGATATTCGTTCTTCTTCAATCGTTCGCCATGTGTTTTCAATCAAAGGTAATGCATCTTTAAACCATAACCTATTACGCTCAATTAATACACAGGAATATTGGTCTAGATACCAATATATGGGCGTATATAACGACCAGCTTCTCCGTAATTTATTACGCATATTTTCAATCCATTCATTTACACTATCTTTATCTAAAGGAATATTTAATGGCATATATTCATATCGTGGAATCCCAGAATATTGCTGAGCCAAAGCATATCCATTCGAATTTGAATCCGAATTGTTGGATGGGTCATTTAAACAAGGATATGTGTTACTTAGCGGACGTGTTATCGATTCTTGTTCTATATGTCCTATACTCACTTTCTCCACAAAATAAAGCATGACGCCTTTATGTGTATGTGTATCATTCTGCCAAAATTCATCTTCGTCATGATATTCTTTAAAACGTGTCTCCATAAAATCACATTCGTCCAAATCACAACATTCCATTTGAATTTGCATTTGAATCCAATAATCCTTCAAAGGAATCCCTGTAATATCACGATTCACTATGTTTTTTATTTCCAACATACGACCATAACGCGGACATTCAGTGTCAGTTACGATACCATCAGGGGAAGCCCCTATAAATGTATATTCTTTGTGTTGAATACAGCCAAAATCACTTATTTTTGTGTTAAATAATTGTTCATAAAGCGCACATGATACAGGTTCATATTTTTGACCCCAATGCATTGGACTATTGACGCTAATAGATCCATTACCACGATTTAAAGCGTTATATACCGGCTGACATTTTTCATAAATGAGACGATTCCGTGACGCAGATGTGCCGAAAATTTTGCCCAGACTGCTTGCACTAATTAAATTGTGACGAAATTCGTACCATTCGGTTGTTCGTTGTTCGGGTTGTTCAATCGTTTGTAACCAATTCATCGCATTTACATATTGTTTTGATTGTGGATTGTTTAAAATAAGAGTATTTGAATGAGACCGTCGCGGTGAATGGGCGATATGTAAATCGAAGTAGTCGTTACATATAATATTGCAATGAGAATGAATATCATCATATTGGTTTTCACTGCATAAGTTAGTTTGAAGCCATTCTGAAAATAATAGTTCAGTAATTTCATCAACCATACGTTTATGAAACAATGGCTCATGCATATCTGAAACATATGATTGAATATATTCATGTGTAATTTCATATATAGTTGAACTGGCTTCAATTAAATCGTCCTCAGTAAATGAGTTATTTGCATCCTCATCGTTATCGTCTATCAACGAGTCATTCTCATCTTCCGACGAAGAGTTGCAATATAAATTGTCCATATTATTGATTAGAATAAAAAATATATTATATATAGTTTCAATTTTTGTGTTTATATCGATTCATAGAAAAAAAATCATATCAGGAATATTCAAAATTATGATTTTGTATTGGAGGAAATAGTGCGTTTTGGTGACATCGATTTCATTGTAGAAACACGTTTTGTTTCTACACTTTTCAACATAAATTTATTTTTTTCAGGCATATATAAAAGGGATGGTATAGATTCGATTTCATGTGTTTCACGGTCATATAATACATCATTGGCTTTTGTTAATTTTCCCTTTTCCAAACATGTATTAAAAAACATAGCTAATAAATCTGTATTATCAGGTGATAAATTAGTTTCAACTCCAAATTTTTTAGAATAATGGTGTAATATATATAGTTTACGGGTTTTATCCAATTTATTCCATGGTTCATTTTTATTACTTTGTCTTTCATAATCTAATAATGTATCCAATGATGTCATGTTCATATGATTTTTTTGAGTAGGATAAAAAGGAGGTTTCTTTGCTGGTACCATATCATCGGTATTTGGGTTAGTAACATCTTTTTTATCGTCAATGGTGGTTGAAAACATTATAGTGATGGTGGTTTTAAGTAAATATGAAGAGTAATATTTAATACATTTCGAAATGTATATTTATGTCGTATTTACTAAAGGAATAATCTTGGAACATAGAAGATAACAGGAATCCAAAGGGTCGTTAAATCACAAAAAAATAAATATCGATTGTGTATATCACACACATTTTTTGTTTTAATTCCAAGATGAGTGACATAGAAACGAATGATAACACGCGAATCATGAAGATTTCATTGGATAATAAAAAAGAAAAAAAAATAATTGAAAAAAAACCACGCAAAAAACGGATAATAACAGAAAAAAACGAATGGAATAAACTAATTGCCGAATTCCAAGATTTTTCATTACTACAACTCATCGAAATCTTGGAAAATACTCCAGACAAAATAAAAATATTAGGAAATCATATTCGAAGTAAAATTCGTGGATATGCATCACAAGATAAAGAGAAAAAGATTCTAGACGAAACCAAATTTATACAATACCAAGAAATATTAGATTTGTTGAAAAATAGCCAATTTCATTGTCATTATTGTAAAGAAGAAGTAATTCTTCTTTATGAATACGTACGCGAACCAAAGCAATGGACATTGGAGCGGAAAAATAACGATTACGGACATAATCGTGACAACGTAGTATTGGCATGTTTAACATGTAATCTTAAACGACGATGTATGAATATGGAACGATATGAACTAACAAAACAAATGTCGATTATTGAGAAATTAGATACATGAAGGAAAAATGAAGGAAAAAATGAAGGAAAAAATGAAGGAAAAAATGAAGAAAAAAATAGACATAAACACATGTCTTGGAAAAATATATATGTCTTCTCCTATAAATATTGTTACATTGCATAATCCGATTAAACAAAAATTAACAAACTTTTTTATTCATAAACGTATTCCAAATCTACTCTTTCATGGAAGTTCTGGAACCGGAAAACGAACATTAGTGTATGATTATATTTATCAAATATACGAAGGTAACAAAGAAAAACTGAAAACAAATGTGATGTATGTTAATTGTGCGCACGGAAAGGGTATTAAGTTCATACGTGAAGAATTAAAATTTTTTGCAAAATCGAATTTAAAAGGAACACAAGGTGTGCAATTCAAAACAATTGTTATGTTTAATGCAGATAACCTAACGATTGATGCACAATCTGCACTGCGACGGTGTATTGAACTATTTAGCTACAATACACGATTTTTTATTGTGATTGAAAATAAAGAAAAATTATTGAATCCCATTTTATCACGATTTTGTGAAATATATGTTCCAGAAATGATGGACGATAATTGTAATACAACAAATTTCCATCAATATCATTTAGAACAAACATATGGTCAAAGAGTTCAATATACAGATTGGTTTGAAAACAGATTAGGAGGTTTAGATAAAACACCAAATGAATTATTAACTATTGTATCAGATACATATGAACAGGGATTGTCATGTCTTGATTTTATGGATTGGGTAAAAAATACCCGATGTTTAGAAAGATTACAACAACATGAACTCAATATTGAGTTTCATAAAATTCGAAGTGAATATAAATGCGAAAAATTATTATTATTTACAATGTTTATGAAATTACCAATTCGTTTCATTGAATAATACCATATGTCTCTATAAGATAAAAATCAATGGACGATTTTGTCATAGCGAATTTATATGAATCCCGTAATGAATGGAGTGGGCGTTTAGTCAGTTTATTTACTCCACTGGTTTTAGAAGGAGTACAATCTATATTTGATGAAGCTTGGAAAATGTGTGTAGATAATGATGAAATTAGTAAATACCTTATGACATTTCAAAATATGATTTCACGCATACCATCTTGGAATTCTGTTATTGTAGAAGAGGAACGTAAGCGAATCATCGAACGCAGTGGATGTAATTATTTAGAGGATTTGATTACATGTGTCCATATTATTCAACTTAAAGTACTTACCTGTGTTCGTGTTGGAAATAAACAAAAGAAGATTGATATTTCCATCCCAAAACTTGACCATTTTATTCACAAGGTATATGTCAATGTGGCGCGCAAATTATACATGAACGTGTATTTGTATGAAAAGAATTTGTCGGCTTTACAGAAACAGAAAAATATGCGTGAAATGGAATTACTAATACAAGAATGTATTTTGATTACAATTCGTGATAGTATTCCAACTGAGGATATTATTCGTGCATATATGGACGAAAGTGTTGAACAAGAAGAAGAGGTTTTTGTGGAACAAGTCAAAGAACCAGTACTTGAAAAAGACACAGAAACAGAAACAGAAACAAACACAAACACAAATACAACTGAACAAAAATTAGAAGAAGAAACCGTGGATGTACCAATTACTCCTTCGATCAAAAATATGGATGAAGAAAATGTGATAACACGCTTATCATTTAATAATAATGATAGCGTATTAGATGAAAATGATACGATTCAAGAAGTTGATGCACCCAAAACACTTGAACGTTTAGAGGAAATAAGTTCATCACGTGCTTTGGAACGAATGATAGCCGAAAATGAGAATAATGATAGCGATGATGAACGTATCAAAATATCAACTGAAGATATTGACCTAACCGGTTTTGATGTATTAGATGCTCCCAATGTAATGAATTCAGGTACTAGCATAGAAGATAACGAAATCCATTTAGATATTGAAGAATTATAATTGAAATTACTTTTGCATGTATATGCTAACAAAAAATATTATATATATGAAATGTATAATATTTTATTTTTTTTAAATTGTATGGACATACCACCAAAAATAATCGATAAAAATGATCCAAATAAACGTAAGCCACGATTTATTATAACGAATTTTGATTTTGAACAAATTACGAATGAAAAAAAATTAAAAAAACAAGCAGAGAAAGAAATGGTTGTAATGAAAGGAGAAATAAGACGAAGAGAACAAGAAAATGAGATACAAAAGATAAAATATGTTTCGTTAATCGCGGAGGAATTTGAAGAATATATGACGCATTAAACCCTTGGCAATTTGAAATGGAACATTTCAAATCACAAGGGTCAGATGCCGGTGAGAAATTAAACAAGGAACACCTTTGGTGTTCCGTTTTAAATTTCCAACGGTTTAAACCATCGGTATAAAAATGAGATTACAATTACTTACTCATTCCATTCTTTGGGAATGGATGCGTCGTATTATCTATTTAATAATCCATCTTTTTGTATATTTAGAAAAAGATGGAACCCATGTTTTTCGTAGCTTTTACTGTGACTATGTTGTTCATTTTAGCCAAATTTGTGGAATATAAATATTTTCTCACAGAGGAAAAGAAACCACTGAAAGAAACTGTGCGTGATACATTGATCGTTTTGGTATGCGCTTTAGGTGGTTCATATAGTTATTTTAATTTCCAAGATTCCATCCGTGATTTTTTTGACGTGGTGACTGAAGCCAAAGTATTAACAAATGCTTCGACTCAAGTTTTTACAGACAAACCTAACTTTTAGTTCAAATAAAAAGTAACTTTTATTTATACACATATACACAAGTAGAATATGACATTATTTGTGTATAGAATTTTCTAATATAGGCAAACTAAATTACTCGAAAGCAGTCAAGAAAGCATCACTGTTTGGTGTGCGTCCTAATAGCTTCTCCATCATAGTAAAACCCGATTCTGTACCTCCCTTTTCAAGAATACATTGACGATAATGCAATCCGGTTGCCTTGTCAAATATATTTCCACTTTCTTTAAATAGATTGAATACTTCTGCCGCATATACCTCACTCCATAGATAGCCGTAATAACCACTTTCATATCCTCCCATTAAATGACCAAAATTGGCAGCCATACAACCGTCACAATGTACTAGAGGACTCAATTCATCTTGTAGAGTTTGATAAGTTTGTTCTACGTCTATATCATCCTCTGCAGAATGCAACTTCATATCATAGAAAGCAAACATTAATTGACGAATATAATGCAAACCATTAAATAAATGCTTGTTTTCTTTGATTTTCTGCATAAGTTCATCTGGAATAGAGGCACCAGTTTCATAATGATAACTAATACGTTTTAAAAATGCATCTTCGTAACACCAATTTTCTAACGCTTGACTCGGACATTCCACGAAATCACGTTCTACCGCGGTTCCACTGAACATACTAAATCGGTTTTTACTTAATAATTGATGGAATATGTGTCCTAGTTCATGAAAAAAAGTTTCAACTTCACCAAATGTTAGCAAACTTGGTTTATCATTTATGGGTCTTGTGAAATTACATACCATTGCAGACACAGGTGTGCTACGCTGTCCATCAACCATATAAGCCTGTTTTATAGTAAATGCGGCGGCATGTCCAAACTTACCATCACGTGGGTAAAGGTCTAAATAAAAATGACCGATTACGTTGTCCCGACCATTTTCTGTATTATCATAAACAGCAAAACATTTCACGGATGAATGCCATGATTGCGTATCTGTCATTTCACATTCTTTTATCTGCAAATGAAAAATTTCCTCAAATGTCCCAAGCAAATTGGGTAATAAATGTTCCAAAGGGAAATATTGTTGAACCGCTTTTTGGTCATATTGAAGTACCTCCTTCTTATAAATATTTGTGTAGTAGGCAAGATTCCATGATTCCATTTCGGTCTTATTAAAATATTTGGTTAATACATTTACATCTTGTTTTGATGCACCTTTCATCTTAACCATTAAATTTTGCAAAAAATCCATCACTTGTTCAGGTGATTTCGCCATTCTACGGTGTGAAAGAGTATATTCTGAATAACTGTTGTATCCTAACAAATTTGTTTTTTCTTTGCGCAATTTAAGTGTTTCCTGCAAAAGTTTGTGGTTATTATAGGGCTCTTTTCCGCGATGCAAAAATAAAATACTCAAACGTTTTCGTGTATCTTCAATCTTACAATAAGGCATAATCATATTAATATGGTCATATTTTGTAGTAATCTTGTATTTTCCATCATCTGACTTATCTAATGATTCAATGAAATCCAGTTCAACGCCATCCAACTCGTCTTTGGAAAAATAAATGAAATCATCGACTTCATTCAAATTAGTGCTATAATTAATACTCATTTCCATCATTTTCTGATTCAATTCTTCTAGTTGCTTTCTGGTTTCAGTTTCTAAATGAATACCTTTGTGTTTATAACTGTCTAATGTTCGTGTTAGATAAAGGTGTTCTTCCACATCCAATGTTTTACCAAAATTAACGGAAAATGCGTTGATTGCATTATATACACTGATGTTCATTGACCATTTGTTTCCAAACGCAGCCACCTTCTTGGAAGATTCAACCGATGCATCGCGAATACTTTGTTCAGGATGAACGTATTGCATAAAATCCATACATTCTAATTCCAAATCCCACGGTTCAGTTTGTTCAAAAAAATGAAAAAATTCATGTTTGGTTGTGAAATATTTTCCAATAAGTTCTTCATACCATTTATTATAAACAGTGATTATTTTGTCCGTATTTTCTTCAATAAAAGAAGCAGTGTTGGGAAATGCGATCGAATGCGACAAAGACATTATTATACCGATTTCACAAATCAAACGTTTATATCGTTCTTGTGTAAAACAAAATTGAATATTGAAAAACGATAATACCGTATATAAGAATCATACAATATGACAAGAATTGATAAATTTAATAAATCGTTTCAGGCATTTATGGAAACATTTTCACTTGAAGAATGGAACCTGACGAAAAACAACCCCTCACATACTGGTTCGGTTCATATATTTCATTTGAACATTCCATTTACTTACAGGGTAATTACCCCACAAGCAATTGATGGTAATCTTGAATTACATGAATCACATAAAACGCAAAATAGACCTATGCATGATGAATTCAAACTTAAATTTGATGAATATTTCAATCCATATAATCAGTCTACAATGAACTGTGTGAAGATAAATGAACATATGATAAACGAGGCACAAGAATATCATGTTGATATTTACTTACTATTAGCAAACGGAAAACCATTGCCATTTCCAACACCATTAAACGATGAAACCAGATTTAGACGACTTGAAACGCAAAATAGACAACTAATGTCCAGATTGGATACATATATGAGGGAATCCGCATCAGTTCGTGAATTTTGGTTGGAACGTATTGTTCAAGAATCAAATTTACGTATTAAAATGAAGCGTAAATGGCAAAAGGATAAAGTGAAATTAATGAACCAGAATGCCCGTCATGTTAATCGTATGGTTGATACGATACGCAAATATTATGCACAACAAGAGCAAACGGAAAATTGTCCTGTATGTTTTGAACCAATTGAGGCGAATAAATTATACATTTCAGGATGTTGTCATTATTTATGTGATGCCTGTGCAAATCATGTTATTCAGGTAAATAATAAATGCCCAATTTGTCGTGATGAATTGTATTCTGCTACAGATGGAGAAAATGTAACACCAAACACAAATCGATTTCCTTTTCCAAATGTAAATAATCTACAAATTGAACCGATTGTTATCGATCTAAATCAAGGGGAGGTTGAAATGGAATTTCCGTAAAATATATTCATTGTATATAACAATGCACAAAATGACCACACTAGAAAAAGAAGAAGAGGATAAAAATATACAACGAACGGCTTTCATCTATATCATTGGATGTATATTTTTTACCATGTGTATATTTATTTTTGCAACATATATGCCATCTTGGATGAAAATTGGAAAACAAACTGAATTTGTGAAAGAACATATTTTGCCATTGTCATTTTTTACCAGTTTTAGTTTCATATTAGGCATTCTATCTTTGTTAGGTGTTGTCAATCTATTACCATTTATAGAAACTCTCTATGCAAACCGTATAGTTGATTTGGGTGTGATTTCCATAATTGCAGGATTCTTCTCTATTTTTATTGGGTCGCAATTCAAAAAAATTGTGGAAAACCTTACTGATGATAAAATACAATCTAGTATGAAATATGATGTGATTGGTTTTACATTGGGACGCATGTTATCAACACTATTTTTTGTTGGTTCAAAATCAGTGAGTGTGTAGATACGGGGGTAAATATATATCACATGGTATTTTTTGTATAGAAGAATACCATATTACTATACTGCATTACATCAAGTCATCTATAGAAAATACCGTTTCATTTTCAGTAGAATCATGGTGTAAATATTTCGCAAAAAAAGGATGTTCAAGTTGTTCCTCTGGTATATGTTTATGAACTGTTCGAGCAATCATTTTATAAAGTTTAAAGCTAGGATATCGTTCATTACCATTTTTTCGATAAAGCACATTTTTTCCATTATCGTCTTTACACCAGTCGTAAATAATTTTTTGCAAGTCATCCAATTCATCATAATTATCGTCAATATCCATCATAAAATCAAATATAGAAGTTCCTAATCGACATAGGTCAAACGCATTATTTGGTATCAAACGTGGTTTATTTTCATTAAGGAAAGGTTCGCAATTATATTGCGTTGATGCGTCCCCTCCGGGAGCAAAACTATCACTACAAAATGTTTTGTCCAAGTATTTATAAATACTTCTTCCAAAATCAATTATTTTATATATCTTTCCATAGGTTGGTACTTTATACGTTTTTCCTTCAAATTTGTAAAATATATATTCCTTGTCCGTTTTTATATACATCACGTTATTTGTATGAAGGTCGTTATGTGTAAATTGAAACGCCTTTTGGTAAGTCAGAATAGTCATAATAATTTGAAATAAGGCACTGCAACCATTTTCTTCATTTATTTCATCATTTTCAAACAATTGGTCTAATGTTCCTTCGCATTTTTCCATACAAATTAATTGTATTGGAAAATTATGTATATATCCATAAACATCTTCTTCTATGGTTTCATAAGAACTAGTTTCATCTGAATCACCTGATTCAGATTCCATTGAGTCTGATTCGATGGAACCAGAATTGTATGTTTCGGAATCATCGGAAGAACTATAATTTATTTCGCTATCATCACTGTCCGTACTATATAAAGATCCCGATGATCGATGTGTTCTTGAATAAATAGTACTTAATTCAGTGTCTTCATCCGGAAGAGTATTGAATTGAAATATCGAACTAGGTATCTCTTGGATATCATTCAGTATTATTTCCGAATTATCCTCAATACATAACCGTTGGCGTTTTTTTCGTGACTCGTTTAACAAGGATATATCATCGTCAAATAGATCAGCATTCTCCTCTAAATAAAATAATTCTCCTACATGTGTATTAAAAAAAGTAGATGCTTTTAAATATTCCAAATCATCCATTACAGATACTTTAAAATTTTTCTGAATTCCCAAATAAGAACCATAAAAATCCACTCCATTCACGAAACCATAATCATGCAATAATTTACTTGATAAATAGGAGAAAAATGCATCCACATAAGAGGCATTATTTTGAGACAGAATTTTGGGATGAACCTCGGCAGAGGTACTGTTCAATTGGGGCATCGTTCGAATATGATTACTCTCAATATTGTATTTACCAATCATATATCGATATGGGTCCAATAAAGGTGAATATTTTATAAAAATGGGTCTATCAAGTATTTCATTTGTATTCATGCAAGTTACATGTTCTAAATCTTGGATATGATAACAATTATTTAGAGCAATTTTATCATAATTTGTTTTATTCATATCAAAAAAACGTTTGTAAATTGGATTATACAATTGCATTTTTTCAAGGTCAAATGGATTGTAATTTTGGTCAGAATCAGAATCAGAATATTGGGTATGTAATTTCGTTATGTCTATTTGTTGCGGTTTGAAATAATGAATATTTTGTCTAAACATTTTTTGTGGATAAGTATAAGGTTTCCAAATAGATTTTATATTTCGAATAAACGTATAATGCCGTTGTTTTCTCTAAATTTAATCTGTATGGTTTAGTATAATACTCTATTCACGAAAATGACATTGCAACTTAAAAAATTCGATATGAAATGGATTACATTCAAGTCTACTGAAAATAAAGGTCCGGTTATTGTTATGATTGGTCGTCGCGATACAGGCAAATCGTTTTTAGTACGTGATTTATTGTTTCATCACCAAGATATTCCTATAGGTACCGTTATTTCAGGCACAGAAGCCGGAAATGGATTTTATGCTGAACATGTCCCAAAATTGTTTATTCATGAAGAATATAATACTGTTTTAATCGAAAATGTATTACGGCGTCAGAAAGCGGTATTAAAACAGATGAATAAAGAAGTGGAAACGTTTAAGAAGACAACTATAGACCCACGTACCTTTGTTATATTGGATGATTGTTTGTATGACCAAACATGGACAAAAGACAAAATGATGCGCTTATTATTTATGAATGGACGTCATTGGAAAGTCATGTTGATTATTACCATGCAATATCCTTTAGGCATTCCTCCCAATTTGAGAACCAACATTGATTATGTATTTATTTTGCGCGAACCATATTTGACCAATCGAAAACGTATTTGGGAAAATTATGCATCTATGTTTCCTACAATGGAGTCGTTTTGTTCTGTGATGGACCAAACAACCGAAAACTATGAATGCTTGGTTATTAATAACAATGCCAAATCAAATCAGTTAAATGACCAGATTTTTTGGTATAAAGCGGAACATAGACCTAGCTTTAAAATGGGTGCAAAGGAATTTTGG